GGTCCATTACTAGATATTGCAAAGGATGAATGGGCAAATGCAGCAAATCTTCCCATAGAAGAATTTGTATCTATAAAGGATGGTAAACCAAAGAGACTTTTAAATGCTTCAGTCTGGAAAGAGACTAACAAAACATTTAGAGATATGCTTAGAGGTGTGCGAAGATATCAAGGATATGGTAAAAATGAATCAAACTTTAGGTAATGGCTAAAGAAAAAGCAAAAGTTACAACTGGATTAGATGGAAGGGATAATTACCAATCTCCTCAATTCCAAGTAAAATACCAAAAACCTGCTGGTACATATACTAGGGGTGGTCAAACACGCACTCGCTATGAAACTGCTAGTGCAAAACTTGTTTTGCAATTCGACCCAGTAACAAAAACATCTGTTCTTGTAAATCAGAGATTAGATTCAAATGGAGCACCACTACCACTTGTTGAGTCAGATAAGGTAGCAACTGTTGGTATGGATGGGAAATGGTCAGATATAAACACAACAAACTTCCCAGGTCTTGATAAAGAATTACAAAATAAAAATTCTAGAGTTAATAAAGATATAGATAATCAAATTATTGATACCTACCAAGAAGGATATGCAGAACAATATGGAAATCTACCTGATAGAGCAACAACAGAAACAGGTATAGGTAGATCAGCAGAGAAAAGATTCCAAGCAGATGCAATACCATCAAAAGCAAGTACAGGAGCAAAAGAAGAATATGCATCACCAAGATCAAGAGGAGGACAAGGTAATACTGACGGGGTAGGTGGTGTATTATCTGGTTTATCTCAAGGTGATTTAAATACTTTTAAAGGTATACCTGCTAAACCAATAGGTAAATCAGGTGATGATCTAAGATATCCAATAGGAAATCTTGAAGGTGATTTTATCAGATTTGGTGCAATTGAATATAAATCAAAATCTGGTGGACACCAAGGTACTGGATCAGATAAAAAAGGTACAGTCTTTAGTGCTGGTGGTAGTAGATTTGGTGATGCTAATGGCAGAAAACTAAAAGTAATAGGGAGTACAGTATCACTACCCATTCAATCTGGAATCCAAGATTCAGTATCTGTTGGTTGGAATGAAGATACTATGAATCCAATACAAGCTGCTGGAGCAGGGTTGGGTAAAGCATTACTAGAAGGTGATGAACTTGCTGAGAAAGCATCTGCAATGGCATCAGATCTTGGTAACGCTTCTGATGAGATGAAAACTCTTGTTAGTAATGCAATGGTTGGTAAAGCAGTTGGATCTAATGTTCTAAGCAGAATGACTGGTGGAATAATGAACCCTAACTTAGAGTTACTATTCCAAGCACCTCAGTTAAGACCCTTTAGTTTCTCCTTTAGGATGACTCCAAGAGATGTTGCTGAAGCAAAGAGAGTCAAAAAAATTATACGATTCTTTAAACAGAATATGACTCCTCAAAGATCAGAGGCAGATCTATTCCTAAAAGCACCAAACGTATTCCAAATTGAATACCTACATAATAATAAGGCACATCCAGGTTTAAATAGAATAAAGAGTCCATGTGCATTACAATCTTGTAATGTTGACTATACATCTGAAGGAACTTATATGACATTCCCAGATGGAACTATGGTCTCATATGTAATGAATCTCTCCTTCATGGAGTTAGAACCAATATATGCAGACGAATATGATGAAGTCGATGCAAGTCAAGAACAAATAGGTTATTAAACTATGCCATCATATTTTAGACAATTACCAGATGTCCAGTATATTAGCAGAGATCCAAAATATGGAACTGCTCTAGATGACTATGTTGTTGTAAAAAACCTATTTAAAAGAGGTAGGTTAAGATCAGATATATTTGAAAATCTTAGTTATTTTGAAAAGTATAGCATCCAAGGTGATGATAGACCAGATGTAGTGGCAACTAGAATTTATGGAGATGCAACTCTAGATTGGGTAGTCCTACAATCAAATAATATACTCAACATATATGATGAATGGCCAAAAACTCAACAAGCATTTGACAAATTCTGTATAGACAAATATGAAACTTATGAAAATCTATATGGTGGAATACATCACTATGAAACTGTAGAACACGTAGACACCGAAGGTACTGTAATTATCCCAGATGGAAAAACAGTTACTCAAGGATTCTATGATGCTCCAGAATATACTATAGAATTAGACAAAGATATATCATTACCAACAATCATTCCAGGAACCTATGCTCAAGGAACTGCTCAAGTTGGTGGTGCTGAAGGAAAAATAACAGCATTAACAATAACAAATCAAGGTATTGGTTATACTTCCATTGGAGGAGTTACTATAAGTGCTCCTGGAGCAGCAACTACTGCAACTGCAACTTGTACATTAAATGTACCTCCAGATGATATGGAGGTAGGACAAATAACTATTGTCAATTCTGGTGAAGCATATACATATCAACCTGGTGTAACATTCAGTGATCCAAAAGCAACTGTAGCGGGCATTCTAACATGCTCTGTTGGTATTGGAACAACTAATAGCGGGCAAATTTCACAAGTCACAGTCTCTAATGCAGGAGATGGATATAACTTCGTACCAACAATAACAATTGATCCACCACCAGATCCTATAGGTAATGCAATATACGTTGGTATAGGAACCTATGTACTTCCTGATGGATTTGAAGGTATGCATATCAATCCAATTGGAACCAAATTCTTTACATGTCATGGTTCTCTTGGGTATACCGTTGGTGAAGTACATGAATATACTATGTCTACTCCTTGGGATGCAATGACTGCTACTGCAACCAGTATTAAAATTATGAACCAAGGTAGTCTACAATTTACATATTGTACTGGTATAGACTTTAGACCAGACGGTCAAACAATGTACCTCTGTGGTCTAACAAATTCTGGATTTAAAATAGCACAATATTCATTAGCAACTGCATGGGATATTAGTTCTACAATGACCTATATTGGTAGTATTACAACAGTAAGTCCATCTAGTATAAGATTCCAAGATAATGGAAAAAATGTATTCATCATGGATACAACAAATCCAGATACAGTTAGAAAGCATGAACTAATAACTCCATGGCTTATATCATCTATGGTGTCTACCGCATCACAATCCGTAGATATTAATAATATTGTTGGTGGAGAGAACAACGTATATGCTATTAATTTTAAGGATGATGGATCAGAACTATATGTAAGTGGATTAGATAATTCCTCAGTATACTTTATAGGTTTAGGAACTAATTGGAACCTTGATAGTCTGACTTTAAAAGGAACTTTAAATGTATCTTCAAAAGATAGTAGACCCTTAGACTCATTCACAAATCCAGGTCGAACTAGATTCATAGTTCCTGGTGGAACTGGTAGAAGGATCTACACATACAATATGGATCTTACAGCAAAAGCAACTGTAACTATTAATAATGAACAACTTAGTATTACTACTGTAACAACACCAGGTGGGGCATATGATGCTGCAAATCCACCCAATATAACTGTTCAACCACCTACACCACATAGAAAGGCAATTGGATATACCATAATCAATAATGGTAAAGTAACTGGAATAGTATTAACTGATAGAGGATATAATTATAGATCTGCTCCTGATATTATAATTGACCCACCACTAGATCCAATAACAGCATCTGCAACTGTTAAGACGGAAAATGGTAAAATTATTGAAATCTTTATTGGTAATCCAGGTAAAGGATATTATACTGCACCAACCTTACAATTCAGTGAACCAGGACCACTCTATATCCCTGTAAAAGATGAAGTATTTGAGAGAGAAGGGCAGGAATGGAGATTTGATGGTTATAATTGGAAACGAAGATTATCTTATGGAACAATCTACAATGATCCAAATATAGAGTCTTTAGTGGAAAAAAGTGGTAGAGACACATCAAGACCAATTACCAATATAGAACATGAGCAACAAGTAGAAGATAAAAAGAGAGAGATCTTTGTACTTAAACCAAGATACCTATCAATTATTTTAGACGATATTGAAAGAATGATGGAATATAAAAAAGGTTCCACTCAATACATGAGTAGAACCCTTAAGAAGGCAGATAACCCTCGATTATATGAATAAGTTAACTCTCAGCAAGTTTCTGGAAGTAACTCATAGCATCATCATCTTCCTCTGCTGAGGCAGGAGCTGCTGCTACAGGAACCTTCTCTTCCTTGCGAGAACCAAAGTCTGGCTTATAAGAACCACGAGGTTCGTCATCACCTGCTTCTTCATCCAATACTGGACGTGAGGCAGGTTTTTTAATGCCTAGAACATAGTCTAAACGCTTCTTTAGATCCTCGTATGATTTAAACTGATCGGCAGCAACAAGTGCTTGAAGGGAATATTCCTTCTTCCAAATTGCTTCCATTGCGTCATCATCGTCAAGAAGAGGCGCAGCAGCAGCAAACTCAGATTTGTCATAATTCCAATAACCATCCACTTTGCGGATCTTCAATTTGAAATCAGCACCTTGCCAAAAATCAAATGGGTTAATTGGAGTTTCATCTTCAAACTCTGGTTGCATTGCTGCCATGATCTTATCAAAGATCTTAGCACCAAACTTATAAAGCTTTACTTGTCCTTCATTTGCAGGATTTGTAGGATCTTTTACAACAAAGATATTTGCGTAGTAAGAGAGCTTACGCTTCTGCTTACGCACTGTCGTTTTGTCGTCCTCATTACCACTATTCCACAACTCTCTGTTGTGCTCGGATACTGGATCTTTACCACCAATGGTAGTTAAAGAATTCTCAATATACCATCCACCTGGTCCTTGGAACCCATGTGAGTACATTTTTACCCAAGGTAGATCTTCACTGTCTGGAGCAGGTAGGAATCGAATAACAGCGTATCCGTTACCTGTTTTGTCCATCTCTGGTTTCCAGAGACGTTCGTCCTGATTACCAGAACCATTATTCATCTTCTCAACTTCCTTTACCAATTTTTGGGTAAGGGAACCTAAAGATGATTGCTTTTTTAATTTAGCAAAAGACATACGTATTCTCCGTATTAGATTGTATTCGGCTTGTGTGAACAGTTTATAAGGTCTTATTCGGGACCTATATCTACTCTACCTGCGACTTCATCTGTGCAAGTAACTTCTCCATATTACCAAAAACTACTGACATGTCAACATCCTTTGGAAGACCAAGAGATGATGCACCTCTCATAATATTATCTTTCATTGCTTTAGCTTCAGGATCATCAGACAAAGATAACCTAGTATATAATACTCTTTGCTTCTCTAAAAGCTCTTGTAAAATAGTTACATGCTTCAGCTTTTCCTCATCACTAAAAGAGGCAAATTTCCAAACACTCTGATAGATCTCTTCTTGCATTTCTGCAATATGAGCAACCTCAGCACGTACAACCTCAGAATCAAAAAAGCTCATGTAACACTCTCCTTTAAGATTTTCCTAAACTTAAATACATCAATATTTAGGAAAGAACTGTACTTATTCATATTCTGAGATACTAATTGCCAAACTGGATCTTTTAACTTTTTATCAAAATCTACCTTATATCCCAATATCTTGTCAAGTATTACCATAGTCTCTAATGACAGATTTCCTTGTAAATGCTCCTTTAACAATAATGGATGAGAAGTGCCATGAACCTGAAAAATCTCATCAAACTGTTTTATGTCAATAACTGATTCTACCTCAGTTTTAAAAAAATACGCCAAAGACTCATTTCTCTTATTCCACGAATTATAGTTCTTTTCACCATCTCTGATAATATCACCAATCCACAAAGATTGCGGATCTCCCGAAGATACAAAATTTGAGACAAAAAAGTCAATTATCTGTTTTTCGCTTTTTTGGCGACTCAACTTTTCAAACCAAAAACGATCCTTTCGCTTATAAAAGGAATTTAAGGTTGCTCTAGTTTTACCAGCATACTTATGATAATCATACTTATCTTTAGTAAAGTGGTTCTTTAATGAGACATAGGTTTTATAGACTTCAAAAGGTGTCATAATCTTGAAAGGGGTATTTCATGAAAAATGCCCTCGATGTTTTTTCCGACTTTTTCGGAATTAAAAAACCAATTTCGCTCT